ATACAAATCCTACAGCACCATCAGGAATCATGTCCTCGGTAAATTCTTTATGCTGATATATCCAACTCATTTCTTTAATGCTTCTTTTAATAAAGGGTGTAACACTTTTCTAGTCTCGGGTATACCATAGTCTCTAACAGAATCAGATAGATCCTTAGACATAGGTAATATAACACCTGGTAAATCATACTGCTCTTCATACTTCTGTGCAGCCTTAATGCCAGCTTCATCATTATCAAAGAGAGTACAGATTGTTTTATACTTAAGCTTGTACATTGACATAGCACCATTAGGTATTACAGTGTTCTCACTATCTGGAGCAACAACTTCTATGTTGTAACCAAAATTAGTAAGACACATAGAATCCTTTAGAGAGCTGCATATAACAAGATTAGGTTGATTAAACTTAAGCTGATCAGTACCTTGAATATAATTCTTTACCTTGAGAAACTTATGGTCTGTAACATAGGGCTGATATATTTTATATATGGTGCCATCAATTCTAGTATATGCATACAGGTGAGGTCCATTAATAATTAATCTATCAGCATCATCTTCTTTGGTCATAGTATAACTTTCCAAAGGAATTACATTAAAGTTTTCTAGTATAGCAGAACTGATTGCATACTTAGTCCAGAAAGTTCCATCTTGTTTTGTCCACTCTCTTTTCTTGTGATACTTTACTTGATACTTAGCTTGTTTCTTAAAGTTACGTATGTCATCATCCTTTTTACCAGACATCATATACTCATTGTAATCAGTAATAATTTTTGCTGCAGCTCGACTTGCATCTATATTAAATAGATCTTTGACAAACTGCAGTGAATTACCACCTTTGCCGGTTGAAAAATCCTTGTAGAAATAAACATCACCCTTCATATATATACAAAAGCTTGGTGTTTTTTCATCAGGTTTGAATATAGATTTAATCTTAATATCCTGGCCTACAAGTCTCTCTGTTAAACAGCAATAATATTCAAAGACCCAGTAAGACGGTACTTTACATGGATCATCTAACAAAGATTTTGTACTTATCATAATTTATAGGGTAAAAGAAAGGGGAGTGAAAATACTCCCCTTCCAATTAACAACCAAATAATTTACAACTCAAAATCGTTACTCACTGATGATGAGGTTGTTACAGGACCATCCCCAAAGGATGTAACTGTATCTGACTTACTTTTCTTAATGTGAAGAGCAGAATCAAATTTCATAAGCTTACTATTCTCAGGTGCTACATCAGCTGACTCGTAACCATATTGACCACGAGCTGGCTTTACTACATATAAATCAAAGTTAGTATAGCCCTGTTTGTTTTGATATTCTTTACCACCAATACAGAAGTTAACAAACTTATCTGTACAAGGAAGATCAGAATCAAATTGATTAACAAAAGATTCTATAGTATCATGTTGATTATCTTGCTTCTCAAACCAATCAGTGCATCCAGTTACTTTGCACAGGTTCTGAAGAGCGCGCAATATCTCATAGTCACGGTTAACTTTAATACCACTTTTAGTAGTACCATCTTGGTAAGCATACTCACTAAGACGCACTCTACCTACTTGACCTTTGTGACGACCCAGAGACTCATCATCCTTATTGATAAAGAATCCCTCAAAGTCTGATCCTAGATCATTACCTTCAAGGCTCAACATTACATTAAAAGCTTTAGGATCAAAGCGAGTTGGTTCAAGCTTTAAACCAAGAATTTTACAGGGATTGTTACCTGGTTGCAATGTCTTTGGTGTTGACGAGGATTGTTCTCCTCCGATGTTTTTTGTGCTAATCATTTTTTCTAGTTTAATCAATGTAAATTTTATCCCAGTTTGTAGTAATATTACCCTCGCTATCTATTTCAGATAGAATAATTTCTTGGTTACTCAAGTGCCTAGGTCTTGCACCACATGCAATCTCATCACTAGTCTTAAAGCTCAAGATATTCTTCTTACCTTTTCTGTAAAGATATCCAATAGAATCAGAATTAGATGCTGTAATTCTTTTTAGTTTACCTGTTAGATCTAAATCTAATGAGTTAAACTCAGCACCATCTTTCTCCAACATTGTATCTTTCACGTGTCCTACTAGAATAATTCTAGGTGCCCATGTTTGAATATAGGCTACAGCTTTTGTAAAAGCTTCTCTAAGATACTGGTAACCAGCACCGTTAGGTAATCCTATAATGGTTCCGTACTTAGGCTTACCATCAGTAGGCCAGTTCTTACCCATAGGAGTTTTCATATACAATTGTTCAGCATACGGAATACACATCTCTTCTAATGCAGTGATTGTGTCTACAGCAATATACTTATAGGGGTTACCTGCTTCTGTAATTGCTTTACCGATTTGCTTAATCTCTTCAATAGAGTGAGCTTCAACTTTCATTGCATCTACATACTTAGAGCCCTTTTCTAAATCTAGAATAAGACAGTTATCAAGCTGTGACAACAATGTTGTTTTGCCAGTCTTTGGCTTTGAAAAGATTACCAGGTTACGCGGACTTGATTGCTCAGCCGGAACCTTACTAGTAGGAAGTTTAATCTCCATGTTATTTAATTAAATCATTTAACCATTTCTTATTACTTACAGGCTTCTTTAAAAGAATAGCTGCAAGATCTCTAACAGTCATTTGGTCAAGTGGTACATCCTGATCAGGATCAATAATGTCAGAGAAGAATGTATTAAGATCTAATTGCTTAGAGGTTGCTACTTTCTTTTCTACAGGTGCGGACACCTTCAGTAATTCTGATACAGGAATAAGATATCTTACTTGACCATTAGCCATAGGCTCGGTAGTATCATACTCTTCTTCCCAGTGTGGATTAAACTGCCACAACCACAATGTTCTTGAAGGATCTTCTACTTCAAGATCTCTACTTGCAAATTCAATGTAGATGTCTTGCTTCTTTTTAAAATCTCCTAAGAAGAAACTCACATGAGCTTCTGTCTTTCCTTTAGGAATATATGCTAACTTAGGTTGAAATAAAGCATCAGGTTGTCCTATTGCATCTAGCAATAGCTCATGATGTTTTCTAAGCTCAGCAACTTTGTCCCTTGAATCCTCGGTTTTTGTTGATATACTCATCTTGTTGTTAATTTTCTTTCTTGTTTAGGTGGGGTTTCCATTTCTGAAATCCTCATCTTTTCAAATTCTGCTCTGAAAAAACTCATGCGGTTATCACCATTACGGCACTTAAGAAAGTGTAGTACTAGGATACGATCATCTTCAATAAGGTATTTGTCAGGACCATACAGTTTAATCTTCTGTTTACCTGGCCTGTTAATACCAACAAGAGTATCCGCATGTTGCAATAGCGCATCTGAACCAAAAATATCAGACTCAAGTATGTAATTACCATACCTACCGTCCTCATTCCTTTCAGGATTATCTATGCCTCTGTTTAATTGTGTCAGGATAATAAAAGCTATTGGAAACTTACGTTTAAGTTCTGTTATAGCCTCTCCTAAATTATACAAAGTATCATACTTGTCCTTTTCAAATGGCGCTTTCTTTAATAGGAGAGAGTGATCAAGTGTCACTACAGTCTTGCAATAAGCTACAAAGTTTTTATCCTCATCTCTTATAGCATGAAAGTTCATATACTGTTGTACTATATCCTTTAACTCATTTACAGTAATAGGATTTTCTACAACATCTATTGGATACTTTACTCTCTCAACGGCATGTTGATAACATTTCTGGAGATCTTCAGTAGTGAGCTTGCCGTCAGCGCTACACAAATACTTATAAGATTTTCCAAGCACACTAGAGTATTCTCTAATGGCACTAGTTCGGGCTAGCATCTCAAACTGAAACTCTAGTACCCTAAATGATTCACCTTGATTAAGTATAAAAGCTTCTCTTACAATTTGGTCTTTGATAAGAGTCTTGCCACTGCCAGGTCTTCCACCTATAACAGTCATAGAGTGCCATTCTAGACCGTCTGTTGTAGCATCATTAAACTTATCCCAAGGTGTCTTTAAACTTTTAATCCGACCTTCTTGTCTGCCCTTCATATAGTTGAGCGAGTCTAGGAAACCTTCTCGCTGACTATTCCAGGGAAGACTGTTTACATCTTCAGATTCATTAAGCATTAATTATTGGGATTTACATTATCTGGGTGTGTACCCATCGATTCTCTTCCATGCAAATATATAAAAAAACCTTGCCGCAAGCAAGAGAAATTCTATAAAAAGATAGGATCCAAAACCAATTGGAGTAACCACATTATTTATAATTGTCCAGCACATTAGTGATACCACAGCGGATACCAAAAACTTAGCTAAAAACTTTTCAGAAATTAAACTCATACAACTCTATCAGTAAAATGAGATGTGTCTTCTTCATCTCCGTTAATAATAATCTCACAGTAATTAGCAAGCTCTGAGTCCCAAGATCTATCTGTATTTTGTTTACGGATAAAGTATTGAGAATTCCTCATATACATAAAATTACTTTTCTCATAGGTCTCAACATAATACAATGTTGCTTGTAGTATTACATCCCAGCTATAGTCATAGTTATTAAAGAACCACTTAAAAGCATCTTCAATATTTTTCTTGTTCACTCTGGCAGGTTTACCCGTAGGCAACTTACCCTTAGGGAATATAGAAATAAATGTATCAATGCTTGATGCACCTTCTTCAAAACTAAATTCTTTTACAGCCGGAGTATGTCCAATCAAAGCAAGAGCTGAGTCATTAAGCTTAGCACCCTTTACAAAGTTAGAAGCTTGTAATGCTCTAAGTTCTAGGTGAGCATTAATATTCTTAGGCTTGTTACCCGTATGTATACACCATAAAAGATAATACTGGTTAGGTGTAATCTTATTGGCTTCTAAAAACTCAAATAGCTCATTCATCTTTTTCTACATATTTAATTACAGCATTCATAATTTGCAACCTTAGAGTAATGCACTTAGGATCATTGATAGATAAAAGATCTCGGATCTTCTTAATACTATGATCTATAGTAGCATGATTCTTAATAACCTTATTACCATATAGTACATTCAATGCATTATACATATGATTATATGTATGACCCATGCTTGCACCAATGTAATATGTCAGCTGCCTTATCAAAGGTACACGATTAGCTCTTGAACTTACACTAGCAGTAAAAGGTTTTTCC